TGCTCATCCCGTCGCGACCGTTGTCGATGCTGAACTTCGGCGGAAGCGTGAACTTCCACCTCCACCAGTCTGTCGAGCGCGGGATGCGCCCGATGTTCATTGCCTTGCTCAGTGCGTAGCGAATCTCTCGCAGTGCCACCGATTGCAGAAGCTCCTGCCTGTCGAGGATTGTTGCGCGCGCGAGTTCGATTTGCGACCGCTCCGCAGGCCCGGTCAGTCCCGCGCCCGGCCAGCACAGCGCGTAAGGCCAGCACGCGCCGACAAGGGCTTTTTTGAAGATGCGTTCTTGAAATGCCTCCCACGCAGGGCCGGGCTTGTTGCTCAGAAACTCTTCGAGCTTCGCGCCGCTGCCGGCTTTGAAGTAGCGAATCATTCCACCTTCCATGCGCTTGCTCGTAAAGGTCTCTTCGTTCGTGCCGGTCTCGCCAAGCACGGTGCCGGGGTCGTTCGGGTCTGCCGCGCCGAGTTCGTTGTGCTCGATAAGGCCAATGGACGAAGCAAGCTGATGCGTGATTTGCTCCCACTGCTGGCTCTGCCATGCGTCGCGGAGTTCGTTGATGGCGTGCGAGAATGTCGGGAGTCCGCTAATCTGGTCTGCGCGCGTGGCGTTGAAACAGAAAATGCAGTCATTCGCGATCACGTCGCGGTCGTCCTTCTCTGTCTCGCCGAGGATGCGGACGCCGACGACGCGGTTGAGGTCGTTCAGAATGATGCCCTGCTCGATGCGGAATCCACGCAGCGGCCCTTTCTCCACGGTCGTCTTGTTCGTGTCGCGCACGCCGAGCTTGTGCGCCGGTAGATGCTGAATCGCCGGGAACCCGCCTTCCGTTTCCGTGAGGATGACTAGGAAATCGCCGTCAACGTCGAGCGCAACGGAGTCGTTGAAAAGCGAGGTCTTGAAGTCCCATTGGTCGCCGCGCACGTCGCACACGCCGAACCATTCCTCAGTCAGCCATTGCTCGGCTTGCTTGCCCCACTCGGCATCTTCGCCGGTGTAATTCGGGTTCCACGCGCGCCCCACGGCGTGCTGTGCCATCTGGTCAATCGCGCCTTTTACAAGTCCGTCATTGGCGTAGAGCCTGCGGGAGTAGCTGACAACGGTGCGCCAGTCCTGAAACGGGATGTCCTTTTCCGTGTCGCGGATTCCGTCGCGCCAATAGGGACGGTCGCCGGTATTCTTCTGCGCAGCGTGCAGAAGTTTCGATGAAACCGGGAAGCCTTGAGGGTCAACGAGCGATGCCATAGCTTAGAACGATGCCCGCACGGTGGACTGTTTGCGGGTCGTAAAAAGCAAGGCGCGCTGCGTGGCGTCGAGCGAATCCCACTGCCGGAGCGCGCGGTCGCAGGCGATCATGAGTGCGTCGCTGCTCATGCTGGCCGGGAGCGAGAACGAAAAAGATTTGCCGCCGACTGAGGTGTTCACCAGCTTTCCTCCGCCCTGCCCGCTGACAATCGAAAACTCCCCGAGGAAGACGGTTTCGATCACGTCTCGCCCGCGAAGTTTGATAACGCGGAGCAGGGCTAGGATGAACTCTGAATCGATGGCCACGCTTTCCGCGCGGTGTCAAACTAGAGCGTTACGCCTTGACCGCGCCTGCCGGAATCATCTTGAAGTTGATCGTGCTGTTGACGACTGTGCAAACGCCGATGCAGGTGATGTAGTCGCCAGCCTCCAGGTCGGCAAAGGTCGAGGTGATGCCGCCGGCGGTGTCGCTGCCCCAAAGGGTGTCGCCGACTGCCATCGTGCAGCCGAGCACCAGCGCCGGGTCTTGTGTCACGTAGCGCACCTGTTGCCCGCTGGCTGCGCCACCGAGGGCGATGCCCGCCATCGTGGAGGTAAGCGCCGAGCCGTCCGCGTCGTAGAGCTTCAGCACGTTGCTGTTCGCGGTGTCGATGTAGAGCGTTTGTCCGGCGACGATGGTCGCACCGGCTGTGCCGATTGCGATGACTGCAGAGGCGGATGGAATGACGGAAGCGGGTGTGATAGTGAGATCGGCCATGCCCTAGCCGCCGTGTCAAAACTGAGGGCGGCACCGTTGCCAGTGCCGCCCTTGTGTTTGCCGTGCCTTGCCGCGAGACGCAATCGCGCTATCGTCCAAAATCGGCGGAACAGAATCCCGCTATTTGTGGTAGTTTAGTGTTTTTCAAATGCGAGCGCGTTCCGATTGATTCAATTTCCCTGCGCACATCGTCCATGTGATCGGCGGTTGTTTGATCGTTGTAGAAGCCCATTGGACGCTCTGCCATTATCCATCCGTAATCGCATTCGGCGAACTCTTCAAAGAAAAAAATCAGATCAGATATTCCGTCTTCCGTCAACTTGCCTTTGACGAAAGATGCGATGTGAGGCATGCAGTTTTTTACGTCATCCTTGCCAAGCCCCCCCATGCCTGCGGCGAAAAGATAAACCAATTCCGGGATGTCGTATTTCGCTCGCAATTTTGCCGCGAACTCCTTTTCATCATCTTCTTCCGCGATGCCTCCAAGCTCACTCTGCGCTTTGGCGACGCGCATCAAGCGGTCCTTAATCTGTGCAATGGCGATTTGGATTTCAGTCGTTGTAAGCTCTCGATTAGCCTGATTGGTTTCGGTTGTGGTTTCCATTCTTTGAGTTCCTCTCCTTGGTTGTGTTTGTATTTCTCTGCCTCGTCTGAGGCTGCGGATGGCGTGAGTGTTCGGGATTGGGTGGATTCCACCTTGCCGTTGAGGTCGTAGATTTCCTTGTCGTAGATTGAGCCGTGCAACACGCCGTTTCCAGCGAGGTCCAGCACCGTGCATTCTTTTTTGCCTGTGGCGTTTCGCGTTCCGCGCCCGATCATCTGTTTCCAAAGGCATCGGCTGAGCGTGTGGCGATTCAATACCACCAGATCCACATTCGGCACGTCCACGCCTTCTGTGAAAATGGTGTGATTGCACATGATTTTGAGCTTCCCTTTGGCGAAGCTGCGAAAGATTTTCGCCCGCTTTTTTGGATCGGTTGCGCTGTCGATGCTTGCGGCTTTGATGCCGGCATCCGTCAGAAGTTGCGTTAGTTCTTGCGCTTCGCGCACGGATCGGCAGAAGACGATTCCCTTCGTGAATGGCGTTTGGATGATCCTACCCGCGGCGGCATCCGGCGACCATGCCGCCGTGTGTTCCGAGCGCGGGATATAGACACGAACAGGACAGAGCGTTCCGTCTTCCGTCAGGTCGTAGGTGTCCGGCCCATGAACGATCCGAGAGAAGCCACACGATCCAAGCCCTACGCCGTCCAGCCGATAGGGTGTTGCGGTCAGCGCGATGATTTTCGCAACGGGGTAGTCAGTAAGGATTTTTCGATACTGAGCGGCGCAGACGTGGTGCCCTTCGTCGATGATGATCGTGTCATATTCGCCAGTGATTTCACCCTGCGCCATGAACACGTCGAGAGATTGCCCGTATTCGCGGGCTTGTTTTGCTAGTTCCTTCCGATGCGTCACCCATGCTGTCTTGCCATGTAGTTTCGGAAGCAGTCCATGAATAGCGATCACGGTTTTCCCCGACCCGGTAGGGCAGGCGACCACCACCCGCGAATGCGTTTCAAGGGCTGTCAGCGTCTCGTCAACGATGGAAGATTGATACCTCCTCAATGTCACGGTTCGTTCCATGCGTAGCGATATTTTTTGGAGTTTATCCTATAAAAGCGCCGTTTTAATACTTTAGTTTTTCGGTGATGGCACCGCGCAGGCCGCAATGATGCCGATGAGCGGCGAGAGGATGAGGCTGATCGCGAAGTATGCTCCAGCGGAGTGGCCGCGTGCGCCTGCGACAAGTCCGACGCCTACAGAGAGCGCGATCCAGATGACGATGTGAATGATGTCTATTTCCATTTTGTGTTGGTTCCAAGTGCCGCCGCCACGGTGAAACCCGCGCCCGAATGGGCGCGGCGTGACGGCGGCTGATTTGGTGTTGGATTGCTTGGTTTCACGCAAGAATCGCGGATGCGATGTGGAGCTTCTACGCCGCTGCCTCTGGCGCGTCAACAACTTTCTCCGCCTCCGCAACCTGCGCGGCGATGACGCCCTTGATGAGCGCGGCCACGACTTGCATTGTTTCGCAGTCAAAAATATGATTTGGTCTGCTCCCGATTTTGCACCACCGCCTCACGATTTGCTTGGTGATTTTCTGAACTGTGTCGCGCTTAATTTCGGCGTTGATTTGAACATGCCAATCGTTGCCCGCGTCGTCCGGTATCTCCCACGGCGCCGCGTGTCCGCCCCGATGCCGCGCAAGAATATCCTTCGCGCCTTCGTTTGCAAAGAAGATGTATCGCGCCCGTCCGCCGCTTGGTGACTGCGCATTCTTCAGCGTGGAGAAAATCTTTTGCACCGCCCTCTTGCCGGGAGGATGGTGCATGAATCCGTTCTCGCCTGAGCCGTGCAAGGCCGTCCATCCGTAGCGCGCGCAGTTGTCGTAAACGGTCGCCGTGTTGTATTGGGCGTCAACGAACACCGCCCAGTCCGCAACCTTCATTCGCTGCTGTAGCTCGCGGAGTCCCTCAACTGTGAGCACCTTTCCAGCCCAAAGCAGGCGCGATGAGCCGTCCGACTTCCATGCGCGAATGACGCTCCAGTGGTGATCTCGTTGCACGTCCACTGTTTGAAACCGATATACCTCGCCCTCCCATGCCTCGCCGTTCGCATAGTCCGCGAAGCGATAGCCCGCGCCGCCAAGCACGACGCCGGGTTCATCTTCCTCGTCTTTCCAGAACTCCGCGAGTCGCTTTTGCACGAACACTTGCAGCGCCGACTTGTCGCCGGCTGCGGTAAGCTCGCTGGCCTTCTTCCACTCGAGCACAAGCGTTGACCACGCGACGTAGTAAAGCGTGAGCGCGTTGCAATGGAAGCCGACGTGCTTGCCCGGCACGGTGAGCGGCTGCGGGTTCTGCGCGACGTAGCTTCCTGAGTTTGCCAGCAACCGCCGCGCCGCAATGTCGTCGTGAAACTTCGTCTCGCACTTCGCGCATTGGTAATGCGTGCTCTGCGTGATCGCGGTGTCGTCAATGCTTCCGTCCGCCCGCTTCTCGTCCGCCCATTTCAGCCCGCTCCATTTCCACGGCTGCGAGGTGCCGCAATCTGGACAAGTGAATTGCCACTCGCGCCGGTCGGTGCGCTCCCATGCCTCGAACAGTTCCGTTTTCACTCGGCCATTGTCGGTGTCCACATGCTGCCATCCGCCTTGCGATGTAAGCACCACGCGAGCGTTCCATCGGTCGTGATGCCGGCCACGCGCCTCGGCAACGAGGCCGTGCTTGATTTGCCAAACTTCGTCGAGGAAAACGTAGCGCACGGACTTGCGTTGGAATGCGCTCATCTTCGCGCCGACGACGAAGCAGGTCATGTGCGGCAAGACGAGTTCGCCCTTGCGCCGCTTGCCGCGTGGCAACGCTCGAATCATGTCGCCGATGCCGTCGAGACTTTGCAGCATCGGCTCCAGCCGCTCGTCGTAATACGCATCGGCGTCCTCGTCCGTCTGCATTGCCAACAGGATTGAGCCGGGGTCTTCGCGCGTGGCACGTAGCAGCGAGGCGTCGAGCACCGTCGTCTTGCCCGCGCCAGTTGGTGCAACGATGACGACCTCGCGGTTGTGGTTGTCAGCGACAGCTTCGCACGGCTCGCGCAGCCAAGGCGTGAGGCTGAGATCCATTTGCGTCCCGCGCGCGCTGCCCGGTGGCCGGATGCGCTGGTCAACGATCCACTGCTCCACCGTCCGGTTGTCAGGGATGCGTAGCTGCGCGCGGATGGCTAGCTCGCAGGCGTGCATGGTGCCGAGAATGTCGTGAGCCTGCTGAGTGCGCCGTTGACGAAGTTCTTCGCTCTGTCCTGTAGCGTCGGCGCGTCGAGGCCTGCCCACGTAGGCGATTCTCCGATGAGCAAGACAAGTTCGGCGCGCACCTGTGAAGCCCACGCGGTCGCAATCCTGACCACTTCGGCGTTGGCGATATACTCCCCGCTGGCAACCTTGTAGTCGTGCTCCAGAATCTGGCACTGCGCTATCATCTTCCGCTCCTTCAAATTGTCCTCGTTGCTGCCGCCCCATGTGCCGGGGTTGTCCTGCATCCACTTCCGAATGACCGGAATGTTTGGCCGGCCATGCGGAAAGCCTGGGCATCCGGCGTCGCGTATTTTTTTCAACTCGCCAAGCGTGCAGCCGAGGATGCTCGCGCCGTGCTTGAGGTTCATTGCGCGCAGGTCGTCCGGTTGTCTGCCATCCTTTCTTGCCGCTGAGTATTCGCTGACAAGCGCCGCCTCGCGTGCGTTGAGTGTCTTGCCTGCCTTGAGCTTCTTCCCGATGTTCGCGATCTCGGCTTCGCGCACCTTTGCCTCGATGTCGGGCTGCTCCGGTGCTGGTGCTGGCTTTGGCTTTTTCACTGCGCGGTGCGGTCGGCGTTCCATTCGGCGCTCAGGAATGTTTTCAGTTGCTCGGCATTGTGCCACGGGACGACAACCTTGGTGCTCATCGGGGTTTCTTCCATTGCTCGCGCAGGATTTTCGGCGCGGTGTTGTGCCAGTTGATTTTGTGATGGATGCGCCCGCCGCCCTCCTTGCAATTACTCAGAGATCCAATTTGCACGCACGACGGCGCGGCCATCACGGTATAAAACGATTTTACGTAAGTCCCCGCCGACAAGTAAAGGTCTGACATCCCTCCTGGAGTTACTTGAGTTGGTTTTTGTTGCAGCTTTGCCTGCATCACAGTGAATAAGAGGTTTCCGCGCAGGCCATAGATCACGTAGGCGCTCACGTCCTCATTCATGTGACCAAAGAACGCGAATGGTTTTTCGGTATCGCATATCCAACTATTCATGCACTTTCTACGAAGGCTTGGATTTGGCAATCCGTTGAAATCCGCGCCCTGCGACATCGCGATTGCGATTGTTGGTATTCCGATGAAAAATTCCAGTAACGCCGTCAAAACTTCATCCATTCCTTTTCTGATATTCACTTCATCCATTCGCCTATAATATCGGAGAGTAAATTCTGTGTAGTCGTCATCGAACTGCACAAAGTATCGGCACCCAACTTGCCGCGCCAATTCCCAACAGGCATTGCGTGCATACACGATGGCCTTCCTGTGCTGAAAGTTGTCGCCCTCGTCTGTCTTCTCTGCCCATTCAGCCTTGCAGAATTGCAGAACTTTGTCACCGAACCGCGCCCGGTATTCGGCAGCGGTCTTGTCTTCGTCGTCAATCACGATGAAAACCTTTCCGGTGTAGCCCGCACGCATCAGCGTGTCGTAAGTATGCACCCTGTCCGGCCTGCCGTGCGTCAGGATGAAGGCGCAAAAGTCATCCCTCATCGTCTGCCTCCTCGATGTCTGCCAGAGCGCCGAGTCGTTCGGTGAGATGCACAAAGCCGTTCTCGATTGCCTTGTTGAAGTCAATGATGATGAGCGCGGACTTTTCCATCAGGTCTTGCGTCGGCTTGTCCGCGTGACAGTAGAACTCGGCTATATTGCGAAAGTGAAATTTCGTGTGCCGTTCCGCTGCGAAGCGTAGGAACTCTGCAACTTCATTGGGCAACTTTGCCGCCTCGATTCCGGCCACCAGTTCCTCGGTCTTGCTCCGGTCGATGAGGTCTGCGATTGGCGGTCGTTCGCCCTTCGGCTCATAAACTGGCGCGACAATCTTGTTCGTGTAGGTTGAATCCTCCGGCGGTGCCGCAGTCATCAGTTCCTCCAGCCCGTTCGCGTCGAATCCGGTCAAGTCCATGTCGAAGTCGCCGGTGTCCAGTTCCTCCGCCAAGTCGCGCAGCATGGCGCGGTCGGCGTCGGCCAGTTCCGCGATGCGATTGTCGGCGATGAGATGCGCCCACTCGTCGGCTTCCGTGGCGAAGTCCTGCTCGTCCACCGGCACCTGCTCAACCTGTAGCAGCCGGGCCGCTTCGAGCCTGCCGTGGCCGGTGACGACGAAGCCAGAGCGCTTGCTGATGGTGATGGGTGCGCGCCAGCCTTGATGCCGGATGATCTTGGCGAGCAATGCAACCTGCGTGTCGCCGTGCTTGTTGGGGTTGCGCGGATTCGGGATGAGGCTGGTCACGTCTGCGAGGCGAAGGTGCGCGCAGTGGACGGGGATGCCGCTGGCGATGGATGCTTTAGGTTTGCTCATATTATAGATGCTAGAGGGGGATTGGTTTATTTTTCAAATTCACACGTTTTTGCCGCTAGTTTGGCGAACC